CTAACCTATGTCCCGCGCTAAGCGCGCCAGCAGCAGCGCAGCGGGGCGGGGGCCGCCGGGGCTCTGGGCGGGCCGCTGGGGCGGATACTTGCCCCGGCTGGGGGCCATATAGCCCAGCGCGGCAGCGGCCCTAAAAACCGCCCGCCAGAGCCGCTTAGGCAGCGCCATCATTTGGCCCCCAATTCACTTGCGTCAGCGCTTGCGCCAGCTCCTGCGGCGACAGGCCCGCTTCCTTGCCGCGCGCCAGCGCCTCGACGATGGTGCTAAGCGCCCGCGCCCTGCCGCCCACGTCATAGGCTTGTACAGGCCGCAGCGTGTCGATCAACACCGGCGTCCCCAGCTTCTCGGTCGCTTCCTCGGCGAGCAGCATGGCGAGCGGCTGCAACGTCCACTGGCACAGATGGCGCTGGGCCTCGCGCACAAGCGGCCCCTGTGCCGCGTCCACAAACAGGGCAGGCAGGACGCCGTAGGCCGTCAGCACCCCCGCCCGCGCCGCTTGCAGCGATTCGACTGGCAGCACGCCCTGAATGTCGGGCGTCATGCTCGCGGGCTTCCAGTCCTGCGCCGGGCCGGGACCACCCGCCGCTGTGACGTTGACCGATTCGCGCAGAAGCACCCGCCCCCGGCGGCCCCGGAAGGAGCGCGACAGGGCGGCCATGTCGTCATCCCCGCTTTCAGGGAATGGCACGATCTGGCTGCCAAGCGGCGCATCCCGGTAAACCTCCGACAGCGCGATCTCGACCGCCTGCAACAGCCCCGCCGACAGGCTGGCGCGATGCAGGGGCGAGGTGCCCGCCCAAGGCGCAGCGGGGGACGATCCCACCGCAACGTGCAGCACCTCGGCGGCAAGGACCGTCTCTGAGCGCCCGCCCCCGACCTCGCTGATGCTGACGCGATAGGCGCGGGGCTTGCCGTCGCGGGTGGACAGGTCCCAGTCGGTGACGGGCAGAAGGCCGTCGTCCCGAATCAGGAAGACTGCCTCGCCGCGAAGGGCAATGGAGCGGGCGAACATGGCGAGGTTGCGCCGGGTCAGGAGGCTGGTGCCGTCAACGTCCGCCAAGGCGAAAGCGCCCTCCCACAGGGAGACGCAGCTTTGCACGGTGCTGGTCAGCTCGCCGACGCCCGAGGCCCCCGCCAGCCATTCAGCCCGCGCCGCGAGCAGGTCGGCGGTGTAGCCCATCGCCACCGCGCGGGTTTCAACCTCCGGCTGCCTGCGCCGGAATAGGTCCAAGAGGCCCATCAATATGCCCTCCGATAAGGGCGCAGCAGGTCAGCCGCGCCGGAGTATTGCAGCGCCTTGGCGATATAGTCCGCCGGGCGCGTATAGCTTTCCTGCGTCTTATCACCTCGCGTGATCGTGGCCGTGCCATCCCGGACGGTGATCTGCTCGTCGGGCGGGCTGGTGATCCAGCGCATCGACGTTGCCCATAGGTCGGGGTCGTTGCGGTCGATCTGCTGGCACAGGTAGTTGATGAGCCGCGTCGCCGCTTTCAGGACGAGCGGCGGCGGCGGATTATCTGCCCCCACGGTGGCCGTGATGCGGTGGGCATCGCCCCACAGGCAGAGCCGTCCGAAGGGCGAAGCCTCGGGGACCGTTGGCCGCCAGTCGCCGCCCTCCCAGCTTTCCACCTTGGTGATGACTGCGGGCGCAATCGGCGGGAACCACTCGCCATCCCCCTGCACCAGCCACATCACCTCGCGGGGCGTCCAGCGGTGGGCGCAGTAAGCCTCGATGCGCTGCCATGCCCATGCCGCCGTGTCTGCGGCATTGGCTAGGATCAACTCGTTGGCAGGGAGTTCCGGCCACGCCTCGGGCACAGCCTCTATCGTGCGGATAGTCTCGGCCATCACGCCCTCCATCTGTTCAGGGTTCTATTCAGCCCGGCTCGCGGATGCTCCGGCATCAGGACGCCGCCCTCTGTCGGCTTCCAGTTCCGGGCCTCCACCTGCGTGTCGGGGTAAGCGGGCCGGGTGACGAGGCTGACCTCATAGAGCAGGGCGGCATAGATCGTGCGGATGATCGCCGTGCCCAGCGCAGGGTCTTCTTCCTCGACCTTCTCGGCATTCGGCACCGCGCGCTCGGGCGGGATGCGGAAGCCCGGCGACAGCCCGGCAATCAGCCCGGCCGTCATGGCGGCGAGCAGGTCCTTCACCCACGAGACTTGCTGCATTTCCTCGGTGATGGTCGCTTCCAGCGTCACCGCTTCGTCGCTGTCCTTGATGTCCAGCGTCCCGGCCCCGCGCGAGGCAAGGGGCTGGCCGTAGTCGTGGCCGACCAACAGGTGAATATCCTCGTCGGGCTTGCTGATGCGGTAGTCGAAAGCCCGCGAGGCGATGACCTCCTTGCGGGGGCGTCCGGTGCGGCCGCCGTCCGTGAGGACGGCGGCCTTGTTGTAGGGGAAGCGGCCACGCAGCGCCAACGCGCCGGATGCCCGCTTGCGGAGTTCAAGCCCTCCAGCGTCGTGACCGCCCCAAAGCATCACACACCCGCCAGTCCGGTGAGGATCGCCAGTTGGCTGCCGCGCGCCACAGTCACGTCCGCCGTCATCAGCGCCGTCAGCCGCAGGGTGCCGTTCTGAGCGTCGCTGTAGGGGTCGCGGATCAGGTCCAGCCCGCCCCAAATGCCGACATAGAACGGGGCAATGCCGCCGGTGTTGGTGGTCAGCACCGCCGTGCCCTCGGGCAGCGTGGGCGCGAGCGCGATCTGCCCGGCAGGGATATGCTTCACCAGCCGGTCCCATTGGCTGACGGCGGTACCCGCGATCAGCGCGTCATCCAGATCGGCCCAGATCTCCGGGTTGAAGCCCATCCGAATATCGCCCGGCGACTTGACCAGGTTGCCGTCCATGAAGGCCACCGCTGCCGCGCGGAAGGCCGCCCAGCTTGCCGCCGCGTCCACGGGGGAGACGGCGATGCCGTAGTCGTCCGCGCCGGTGATGATGCCCAGCGGCTCGCCGTTTGCGCCGCTGCCCATCAGGATCGCCCGGTCCAGTTCGGTCTGTACGGCCGCATTCATGTCGCGCCGGATAGCCTGCTCCAGCCCGTCGCCTGCCTGCTTCAGCGCCTTGCGGGTGATCCGCATATGGACGCCAAGGGTATGGTCAGGTTCCAGCATCCGCTCGGTGAAGCCGAACTTCTGCGGCCCCGGCACGTTCGCGCCCTCCGTGGGTGCCCAGCCCGCCACGGCCCCGGCGGTGGCGACCGGGATGGCGATAGCGCCCTGCGTAATGTTGATGACCTCGCCGCCCAGCCGCGAAGCCACGGAGGCCGGGAAGATGCGGTCGATCATGGGGCGAACGGTGACGGGCTTGGGCGAGTCCGCGCTGGTGGTCGTGCCCGCGACCAGTTCCCGCTGTTCCAGCGCAGCGAGCGGCACAGGGATACCGCGATAGCCCCCCTGCGAGCGCATCTCCTGCACGATCTCCGCCGTCTGCCCGGAAAGGCTGCGGCCCTCCTCCAGCGCGGCCACGACCTGCCGCATCTCGAAGTTGGCGACCAGCTCGGCCCATTCGCGGCCCGACCGGGTTTCCAGCTCCTCGCCAGCCTCCCGGCGCTCGCTGTCCTCGGCGATCAGCGCGGCCCGATAGCGAGTTTCGTTCGACCGATATTCGGCGTCCAGCGCCTCCATCGACCGGGTTTCCTCGTCGGTCGGATTGTCCTTGCCAACCAGCCCGGCAAGCTGCTGGCGGATTTCGCTTTGCCGCCGTGCGATCTTCACAGAATCAAGCATGATAACCTCGTTTGCTCGATGGTTTTGCCGCCAGATCAGCGACGGCCTCTTTCCACGCCTCGCGGGCGGGGTTCATTTCGCCCATGCCGACCTCCACCCGCGTCTTGCGCGAGTGACAGGGCGGGCAGAGCGTTTGGAGATTGGTCAGGGTGTAGGAGAGCTCAGGATGCGTCCTGACCGGCTTGATGTGATCGACCTCAAGCCGCCCGACAGCCCCGCACTGGACGCATTTCCAGCCGTCGCGGCGCTTGGCTTGCAGCCGCACCGCCTTCCAGCGTTGGGTGCGCGTGACAGCGCGGGAATAACGATCGAACCTCATAGCCATGTCGCGGCCCTCGCATTGCGGGCGGGCCGCCCCACGCGCCGCGCGCCCTCGGCCACCGCCAGCACCGAAGCGGAGGCCGCGTCGATCCGGCCCGTGGATCGGGCTTTCGCCAGCTTGAGGTTGTTGGCAGGGTCGCGCAGCACCACGGCATCAGCGAAGGCGGAGCGCAGGAGCAGCGACGGGCGCGAGCGCACCTTGCCGTCATAGGCCGCGCGCCGGAAGCGTTCGCAGTCCTCGCCGCCATCGCGGAAGCCTTGCCCGCGCCAGACAACGGGAACCCGGACGCCCGCCCGGTCCATCGCTTCCGCCAGTTCGCTTTGCTTGTAGCGGTCAGCCACAAGCGCGCTGACGTTCTCGCCCTCGATCTGCGCCATGACCTGATTGAGCCAGAGCGCCACAGGTACGGTCTTGTCGCCCAGGGTGTTCAGTTCGCCCCGGCTTTCCATTTCAAGGTAGCGCCCGGATACGCCGTCCGATGCGCCGCGGTCGCCAAGGCCCGGATTGCAGGGGAAGGTGCCCAGCGCCTCAAGCCGTCCTGTGGACGGCCAATAGTAGGCCACCGCCGACATGGACGCGCTGCCGCCAAGGTCGATGCCAATGATGCAATCGCCCTCGCGCGGCGGCAGGTCCGCCGTCTCGCAGTTCATCCATTCGTCAACGGTCAGCAGCACGTCGCGGGCTTCGCCGGACACCCGCTCGTTGCGGTTGTAAAGCCGGAAGCTCGTCAGCGTGGAGCCACCGCGCGCCGCCGCGCGCTTGGCCTGCGCCTGCAACCATTCAAGGCTGGAGCCGATGCCGCATTCCGCGCCGGGGTTGGCGATCCGCAGGCTTTCCAGATCGTCCACGGGGAGGTTGGGCGGCGGCCGATGCTCCTGAATGTAAACGCCGGGCTGCGGGTTATCGAGCCACTGGCTGAATGCGTGGGTATCGGTGCTGGCGGAGGTACTGATAATAAGCGCCTTGCCGCCCCGTTTACCGAGGCCCGACAGCAGCGCGTGTTCCAGATCGTCGCCGCGTCCCTCCGGCCAATGCCCGCGCTCGTCCATTAGAACCAGCGTCGGGGCGGAACCAAGGGCGGTCTTACCATCTGCGGAGATAGCGCGAAGCAGATGCGGCCCGGTCGAGTCCCGAATTTCCAACTCAAGCCGGGGCGAACGACGAATAATGATCTGCGATTGAGTCGTTTCGGGAAGCGACTGCAAATAGCCAACGCAGAAGTTCCAAGCAATTTGTGCTTGATCGCGCGTTCTGGCGGCAAGGATAATATCGCGTTTCGGTTGACTGTCCCAAACGCCGAGCAGCGCGCCCAGCGCAAGGCCAGCGGAGAGGGCAGTCTTGGCGTTGCCTCGACCGATGCTCAAAACGGCAACGTTGTTCGCCGGGTCCAACGCTCCGTTCACGAATTGTTCCTGAAACGGTGCGAGGCGAAGCTGCTCGCCCGCCTTCGGCCCCTCGGGAATCTTCAGCGTCTGGAGAAAGGCTATGGCCGCCGCGCTGGGGGCCAGCGGGGGCGCTGGGGGGCTAGGGGGCAGGGCAGGGCGAGTATCCGCCCCAGCGGGCAGCCCAGAGCCTGCTAGGGGCCGTGCCGGGGGCGGGGGCGGCGGCGGGGGCGGCGGGACCATAATCCTCATTGCCGAGCCCCGTTAGACGTTACGCGCGAGCTCCTAGGGTCAGGACTCGTTAAGTT